TTTGAACCTATAGGGAAATCTTTTAATATTTCCATTACAAAATCTGCATCTGATTCCACCATAGGTCTCAATGAATACCCATTGCTTGATGTAATTGTTGTCATTATTTTCCACCCCCTGCTACTCCCACTATGGAAATTAAGCAAGTTAAAGTTATTGTTTCACTTGAAGCTGTGTGGGTAACTACCACAGTTGCAACTTTTCTATTCGTTGCACTAGCAGGGTCAATGCTTCCTATAGTAAATTTATTATTTGAATCTGTTTGTTCAGCTACAGACAAAATATAATCAGCCGTACTATACGCCACTGCCACATAAGTCCATCTGATTACACATTCATCTGTGGAAGTTCCATCATAATAAGTAACTGTTACATCTTGAGTTGTTCCTGAAGGTGAGTAATAAGCACCATCACTTGATGTCCATACAGTTGAAGTAGCAGGACTGGCTGTCATTGTTGCTTCTAAATCCAACTGTGCTGAAGGAACTGTCCTTTTTACATTACCACTAGAATCCAATCCTGCAAACGCTCTAGTTTTAGCATCTACCATATCAGCATTAGATTCTCCACCAATTGTTCCTGTGTGATTACCTGAAGAAGTTCCTGTGTGTGTTGACCCTAATACTGTGGCATCACTTGTATTATCTACGTTAGGCAAACCAACAGTAGTTTTATTAGGTGAAACTTCTACCCAATTAGATGAACCTGTTGCACTTGCCACATACTGTCTATTGTTGTCATCAGTGTCATACCACAAATCCCCTACTGCTGTGGCTGTTGGAGTTCCATTCTGTCTAAATATTGTTATTTGTCTTTCATTTGCAACACTTCCAAGACCTATCCCTGTTTTAGTTAGTGTGGTTGCAACCCAATTTCCTGTTCCTGTTGCCGTTGCTCTGTAAATTTTATTGCCGTCATCAGTATCAATCCAAAGGTCTCCAACTGCTGTAGCTGTTGGTGTTCCTGCTTGTGCAAACGTAGTTACTTGTGCTTGATTTAAAACAGAGCCTAGACCTATAGCACCTGCAGTTATAGTGGTTAATATCCATTCACCAGATGTAATTTGGTCTGCCCCTGCAGCGTGTGCTCTATAGATTTTATTATTATCATTTGAGTCTATCCATAAATCCCCTGCGTTTACTGAGGTTGGTACATCATTCTGAAGAAATGTTTTTACCCCAGTGGCATTAGCATTAAGTACGGCAGCTAAAGTGGTAGGTGTTCCACCTACTGTATGGTCTACAACTGAAGTATATGGTGAGTAAGTTCCCACTGCTCCGATATGCCTTATTCTGAAGTTATATTGAACCCCCATTTCCATACCACCTGATATGTTCACACTGGTGACGCCTTTACCTGCGGTTGAATGTGTAAAATAAGTTGAGCCTGCGTTCTTTTTGTATTGAACCTCAGTTCCTGTAACTAAAGATGAAGCACTGTTAGTCCAAGATACAGTTACAGAAGTCATATTAAAAGCATCAACATCTAATGTATCAGTGCCTATAGTAAGACCAGAAGGTGCTGCCATTGCATAACCACCTATAGATACATCACTTCCTTGTGCTATAGCTGCCGCATAATCGCTTGTTGCGAATGCGTATATTGAACTTGCTGTTTCTTTTAGATTAAGCCTTACACCTAAGACTGGCACTTCTTCGCTTTGCATAACTTCCATATTAATTGATATTACTTCAAATATTTTTTGGGAATAACTCAATCTTTCGTTAGTAACATATACCCAGTCTGCAGGCTGTAATCTCATAAACGAAAGGTCAACTAAACAACTAATCGTAGTGCTTTGTCTCTGATTTTTTAAAGCCAATCTTCCTATCCTTTGAGCCATTGTATGCGTAGTCGTAAATGGTAATTGTTTTTCCATTTGTTTAACGTAATTAGGTTTATCGTTAGTTACTCCATTAGGTGTATCTTCTGTTAAGAATGTAGAGTCTTGATATGCAGGTGCATCTGTAGCTACATAGTTGTTAGCTGCATCTACAAAAACTGGTTTTACAGTATTATATAGTTCACCTGTACTCGCATTTGTTGTTACATTAACTGATGCTAATAAATTATCGTCAGTTACAGTCAATGAAGGGGTCTGTGTAGTGCCTGCAAACACATTAAATTGACCATTTGTATAAGACAATTTTCCTGCCATAGAACTAAGTAAACCTTCTAATACTCCCTGTCCATCTGCTCCAAAGTTTGTAAAACCATTAGCTGTGTATTTATCTTCTGTTGTGCTGTTGTCAGCAAGCGTTACATCAACTTCACAAGCATTTGCTGCCGCAGCTATACCGCCTGCGTTAGTTGTATCATTAATTTCAGAACTTAGAGCCTTTAATCCGTATGTAGTGTTAGACAAGTAATCCCTTACACAAAGGGCAGGATTCTCACTCCAAGCCGTGCTATCAGTTCTAGGGTCATATACTTTTTTTCCTTTTACAATAAAAGATAAATTAGGCATACCGCCACCAAACTTTTCAGGGTCAAACACCATTTGCATATAAACGTAAGCACAATCTAAAAATTTATCAGAAGTAGTCATTGAAGATAGTTGTGCGTCCATGTAACCATCTACCCCTGTTTGCGAACCATCTTGGAAGCTGTATCTTATTAAATTTCCTGTATTATTAAATTTATTTTCGTTTTCTGAATTTGTAAAATCTGCGTTAGTAACTGTATAAACAGTAGAGCCACTTATCGTACTAGAAGAAGTAGTTAAATCTACATCATTCAATCTTACGCCCTCTAGGCTTTGTATTTCGTGTCCTGATAAAACCACAACAACGTGAAGTAAATAATTGTCTACCCCTGTTGTTTCCATGTGTACTATCGTTCCACCTACACGACATTTTCCATATATAAGTTGTCTATGTGCCGTTGCTCCTCTTGCTGCAAACTTAGAACCAAAGTTTCCTGCTGTGGCGTTTAATCCTTTAGAGGTCATTCCACCAATTACAGAAGTTAAGAGAGTTGTTCCAAATGTCATTGCAGCCATCATGCCTGCCGTCATTCCTCCTATCATTCCTGTTGCTGAGAAGAAATGTGCTACTCCTGTTGCTACTAGAAATACAACAAATGCTGCTACTAATGCGTTTTTAATATGGTCAGCCATCTATTCTCCATGCTTTTAAAACATTTACGTTGTCTTTAACTACTATTCCATCTTTATCTATGCCTAATGCGTTCATGCCATCAAACATACAACACAGTTCACTCTGCTCTTTGTAAACTCCAAAATCTCCTTTTCTGATAAAGGCAGGTTTTACTTCTTTTATTCCAGTTGTTTTCTTTATTGCGTTTTCTATACCTGCAACCAACCCCTTACCTTTTCCGTACTTATCTATTTTCTTCAATGCTTCAGTTTCGTCTTTCCATGTCCAACTCTTAGGCAATACACTTTCCTTTGTCATGGCTTTAACAAATTCATTTGTAAAAATAATGCAATCCCACTTGCCCCATTGAAAAGGGGTACTTATATGTTTTTCTAGAAATTCATCAAAGGCTATTTCCCAATCAGGTATTTTCTTCATGGTCTACCTCATATCACGTTCATCTTGGTGTCCGCCACCATAATTACCGCCACCTGCACCTGCTGACGAATAATTCTGTTTTTGTCCCCAAGCTATTTGTTTATCTTGCAAACCTTGTACTCGGTTGAAGCCTGTGTCTCCGTTGTGTAGAAATTGTTGTGATTCAATCGTGTATCTCAAATTAGAAGGTCTATCTAAATCCACTAATCTATTTTCACAATCTATGGATATAGTTGCCCCATCAGGGGTATCGTTTATAGTTAAAGCAGTCATACGACCTTTAAATAAAGTTATTTCTCCTGCGCTCTCATTAGAACCACCCATCTGGAAACCCATTAATAAAGTTATAGGTCTATTCTGATAACTTTCTGTTAAAGCATAATCAAGAACTGTAGCGTCCATACCTGATAAAGCTATAGTCAAACCACTTGACTTCATTTCCAAATCTTCTTCTACCCCACTAATTGAAAGCAACGTGCCTGCACCAGTATAAGTTTCAGAATTTACTGTAATGTCATCTGTTCCTGACCATATCAATATATCGTCAGTATCAAATTCAGCCTTAACAGCAAAGAATATAGTTTGTTCGTCAGCACCAAGCCTTGACGTTATTGCGGTGTCTATCCCTTGTCTAGTAGCCATTACACTACCTCAATACAAGAAAAACTTATTCCATATAATGATGCTCTATCTGCGTCCCAGTCCACAGTATTAGTCTGCAATCTGAACTTTCCTTTAGGTGCTTGAAACAAAACGAAATGACCACTACTTAATGTTGCCCTTAACTTAGGCTCTGTTTGTACTGAGAATTGGTCAGGACTAGCATCTGTAACCTCTGCATCTTCTACTGCCATAACTAATTGAACTGGGTCTGCTGTAGCTGAAGCTGCACCCAAAACTCCTAGATAGTCTCCTTTTTTTATAGTTCCAGTATAACTTCCTGATGTTTTTAGATTTAAACCTGTTGAACCTTTAACATTCATTTGAACTTTACAACCACTGGTAGAACCTACATTTGTTAATGTGCTATCAACTTCCACTTCTGTAGCACTATTTTTTGCCGTTATTTTATGCGTTCCGTTATTTTCTTCATTAGCCATTCCAGTAACGTGAATAAAGTCTCCGACTATTGCACTTCCAAATGTACTTGCTCCTGCTGTAAAAGTGTTCGTATTTGTAACTGTTAAGGCTACGTTAGTGTTAGATACCCTATTCTCGCCAATTAGGTGCGTGTGGTTGAATGTTCCTGTGTTGGTTAGGGCATCAGGGTCACAGAACTTAAAATAGTTTGTAGTGCCTTTTAATTGCAATAGGAAAGATTGCCATTCTTTAGCCTGTGTTCTGTTCATGGCAGGCAAAGTTAAATCTGCAGTCCAATACACTGCATCGTATTCTTGTGTTTGTTGTTTGCCAGTAAAAGGGGAAGCTGTTTGTCCTATTGCTCTAAACAAACTGAAATTACTCCTAGTGAAATTAGGAGTGCTTGGCATTGCTATTAACTTAGCCACCGCCCATTAATCCTTTTCTAAATGAACCACCACGCACTGCTGCTTCTAACACTGCCCCCTTAGTAACGTCTGATATTTGAGGTAGCATCTTTGTAACCTCTGCTCTAACTGTTGGCACAACACCTGTTGCAAAGTTTACGGATTGATTAACTATAACTGGTGAACCACCACCCATAGCGTTTTTGCTGTTCATGTTGTTCATTAAAGTTCCGCCAGTATTAGGAACAAAAATCTCAGCACCCCTTTCTCCTACCACATAAGGACTTCCACTTTGTAAGGTTTTACCACTTGCACCAAAGTCAAAAGTAGGTAATTTTTCCATGTTACCACTTTCTATTTGTCCACTAAAAACTGTGTTAAGTATTCTATTTATAACTGCCATTTGTAAAAATATAGCAATAATTTGACTAACTAAATTTTTTGCAAAATCTTTAAATGCGTCAAGAGCACTTTCTGCATTCATTAAAGCATCAACAAAATCCATAGCAAAAGCCTGTGAAGCAGACACTATCGCTTGAGTCATAATTTGTGCTGCTCCCTCTACATCATCTGCTTTATCTACCATGTCATCTATAGACTCTTTGAAATTATCAAATGTTAATTTTTCATCTATTTGACCCATTTTTTTCATCCTGTCAAAGAAAGGTTTAAGTGCTTCATCGCCTTCTTTCATAAGGTTTTTTATATCTTCTAATGGGTCTTGTGATTTTCTATAAAGACCTAATAATTCTGTTCTTAATCTTAACTCCCTACCCATAAGCCTTATTCTTTCTACTTCTGCTTCGTCAACTGGTGGTGCAGTATTACTACCAGTGCTTCCGTCTGTATTAAAGTCTCTGTTTCCATACATAGTGTAGAAGCCAACTGAACCAGTTTCTCTGTATTCTTTTATCGCATCAGCTATTCTATTTAAGAAGGTTGATATATTGTCAACAGCATCTTTTAACAAACTATCTAAGCCAGAAAGGAAAATTTCATTCATTAATTTCTTCCATGCGATTTCTAAATTGGAAGTTTTTACAGCAAGAGTGTCCATTGAATCAGCCATAGTTCCACCGAATCGTTCTTGCAATCCTGAAGTTAAGGCTTTGACTAAAAGTGCTGCACCTTCTGCAGTTTTTCCAAAATCTGCTATATCTGCTCTTGTTAAACCTAATCTATCACTAAATATAGTAAATACGTCTATACCTCTATCTGAAATCATATTAAGTTCTTCTAAACCTAATCCACCACCAACAGACCTTTGTGTTAATTTAATTAAGGCTTCAAATGTACCTAGCGTATCAGTAGCAACTGATGCTGTATCAGCAAAGGTTTGTAATTGTTTTTCATTAGGCTCTATACCTGCTGATTTAAGAGCAATAAAAGCCTTTGTTACAGTTTCTACTTGGAAAGGTGTTGTTTCAGCAAACTGTAAAACTCTATCCATTGCAACTCTGCCCTTTTCCATTCCTCCAAAAACTTTATTTATAGAAACACCTAAAGTTTCAAATTCCATTCCTACACGAACTATATTTGAACCTAGTTTGAGTGCTGCAGCACCTAAGGCAACTGCTGCAACAGCACCTTTTGAAAAAGCAGCATTCATGTCTTTACCTGCTTTTTTTGAATTTTTACTTGTCTTATCTAATTGCTTATTTGTTTTATCAAGTTTTCTTCTAAGGTCTTTTGTATCAGCCTTAATTTCAACAATTAGTTCGTCTACAGTAGCCATTATTCGTCAGGGTATAGTTCCATTAAATTTTCTAGTTCAGCACTTGTCATAGGTTTTTCTTGTTCTGCTGCATGAAATTGTTTAAAACCTTTTACAGCTTCCCACATTTCTCTAGGCGACATATCCCAAAAATCCTTTGGTCGCATCATCATCATGCCAAGACAAATTTGCATATATAATTCCCATTCTATTCTTGTGTCTCCAGTGGCTTTTTTTCTTCACCACCTTCTTCTGCAGCTTCAGGGTCTGTTAATGAATCTGCTAATAATTGTGCAACTATAGTTGATGATTCTAATATAGTAGATTTTGTGATAATTTCTTTTATATTTTTTTCATCAAAATCATTACCACCACCTCTTAGAGCATACTTTAAAACTGTTATCAAAGTTTTAACTCTTACTCTTGCCTGTGATATATCATTAGCTAATTCAAGAATCCCTTTATCAAGTTCATCTTCTATCTTAACCAGTGAATCTATGGTGAGCCTACATTTGTAAGTTTCACCGCCTAACTCTATCTCAATCTCGCCCTTTAGTGGGTTTGTCATCTGACTTCTCCTTATTTGTACTTGCCATTGCAAGTTTGATTGTTAATACATCATCTCTTTCATCTAGTGATAAAGACGATATTTTATAGGACTTACCATCTACCTTAACTTCAGATGGGTCTTTTCCTAACTGGTTGGCTACTTCAAGGACATCCCCATTAATCATAGCAGGGATGTTACCTTTACTGCCTTTAACTTTTACCTGCTCCCAAGCCATGATTAGACTTGAGCGAATGCAATAGTACCTGCGCTTTCAAAAGATACACTGTAAGTGACCTCTCCGTTGTACTCACCTGCATATTCTAGGGAAGTAACTTGGAAAGCACCTGTGAATGTACCGAAGTCAGGAACTAAAAATTGGTAATTGTTCTGTGTGTCTGCTAAAGCGTTTGTCTTTAAAGTTGCTTCGCTTGCTCCATCAGTGAATACACCACTGCCTGAAACACTAATAGATTGAACTCCTGCTGCTGCTAATAAAGTTCTTTTGTTAGAACTGTCCTTATTAGTAACGTCTACGGATTCATTATTAACTGTAAGACTTGTTGACCTTAGACCTGCTATTGTTGTGAAAGTTTCAGGAGAACCTGCGTTCCCTACTTTCATTAACATAGCACTACCTTTCTGCGCTGCCATATTATGCTCCAATTACGAAGGTAGTACTTAATTACCTTCTAATTAATAAAAAAGGCATCTGCCAACTGTGTTATTTCGGTAGTTAGTAGTTAATTAAGTACCTAATATAACTGCACGAAATCTCATAACTCCGTGCCTTGTGACCCCATCAGGGTCTCTCATAATGTCGCTGTATTCAAACCTGCTATTAATTAGGTTATATCCAGTAACAGTAAGACTGTAATCATGCAACAAATCATGAATCCTGTCCATGATTGTTTTTGTTTCTTTGCTCCCTTTGTATTGAGACCAAACATGAATATTGATTGTTAATTCTCCACCATCTACGTCTTTGGTGCTGTAATCTATGGCTGTTTCTTCGCCTATAGTTATAAAAGGATAGCTGTTTCCTTCTTGCACTTCATCATATACCCCTGCTCCGTGTGTAGAGGTAAGGGTATTATCGCCATTTAATCTACTATAAATAGCTGACTGTAATGCAA